TCCGTTGTTCTCGGATACCGTAACAACATAGGGAAGCTTTATGCCGGTGGGCTCTCCATCATCCCCTATGTCTTCATAGCCCTCCAGATCTAGGTCAACGTGGCATTCCAGAAGCGTGACTTCTTGGTCCAGGTGATTGGGTGTAATGCCGGATATATCGTCCATCTCTTCTTGGACATCGGACGGGTCTGACTGGGACGCAGACACTTCTATATCGCGATAGAAGCCAGCCACCTGTTTCTTACGAAGTTCGTTCTCGCTAATCTGGATAACGTGCGTAACGTTCTCGGAGGTTTCCAGATCTGTCGCGGTGTACGGAACAATCAACTGTTCCGCAGGCACAAACTTGCTGACGGCGCGTTCCAGAAACTCGTCGTAGTAGACCTTTTTGAAGGTAGAACCCGACAACGGTAAATAGAACAGCATCTGGTCAAATTCCGGCGTATACTCTTTCATCACGCACGTAATCTGATAATTCATAAAGTGGCGAACGCGATCTGCTTGACTGTCTGCCTCCGGTGTAACCTCACCCAAAACCTCTGTGCGAACCGGTCCACCAGCGGGAAGAAGCTCTCCGAAAGCCTGCGCCTGAAACTGGGTCACAGCTTCTGCAAGAAGCGGATGCGTTACGCCGGTTGCGCCTCGAAAGGGCTCCGAACGCTCTTCATATTTGAAACCAAGAAGCTCTAGTCCGGTACGATAGGCGTCTTCCCAATCCTTGCGACCGTCCTTGTTGGCTTCATACTGCTCCATAAGCTCCGAAGAAACCATGGACGAAACCCGATCTTCGATGGTCTCGGCTAGATTGTCGTAAAAGTCGCCCGTATCCGGCGCTTCCATGCGCGGATCGAAATCCACTACAACGCCGCCGTCGTCCTCCAGTTCAATATTAAGGCCGGGAGCCTCAATGACGGTAGAATCTGCTACGTCAACTTCCGCAGATTCTTCAACATCCAGATCGACAGGGGGTATTTCGTCGCGGCGCTCTACAAGCGAGGCCGTTCCAAAATTACTGCGGGGAAGAGGGTTACGGGCCATGACTATCTACGCCCCAACGACATAATGCCAACACCGGCTCCAGCGGGAATGGCGGGAGTGCGCGGAATCAACATCTGGTCGCCGCCTTCCGGCGGAACACCCATAGTCGGCGGAAGCGTCCGTTCCATGCCGGTCTCGGGTGGGTAGTAGTCATAACCACCCATGTTATTCGGAACGACGCCGGGGAAATCCGGAATCGTAGGAGAAGACTGCTGTGTCTGCATCATCTTTTGCTGCTGTGCCGCAAGGGCGTTTTCCTCAACCCGCTGCCGCGCCATCAAAAGATCTTCATCCGGCAGGCCAAAAAGTGCCGCAGCAATAGAGTCAGATGTGTCGCCGGTCGTGCTCATAATGTAGTCTACTATTGCAGCCCGCGTCTGGTCGTCCATTGCAATGCCACCTTCGGCATACCCAAGGGGACGAAAGCCCATCATATTACCCATCATCTTAAAATCTCCTAGATGAAATTCTTATCATACTATCTGCCGCCGCCAAACTTCAATCTATACCGAAGCATTGCTTCCGTCGCGCTTTTTCCGCCAATCGGGTTCTTGTAAGAACCCGTCGCGGAAAGGTTTCCGCCCAAACCAAAGGGGTCCTCTACGTTATACGAGCCTTCAACGGACTTGTTCGTGCCAACGTTGCGAACGTCGGTCAAGTTGCCCTGCAAACCCAAACGACCCGGACCTACCTTACCCTCATAGCCCGCACTATACGTCGTTACATTTGGAGATTGGGCCGTGGGCCGTGTTTCCTGACGCAACTGCTGCGGACCCCGCTGCGTTCGAAACTCGCGACCAACGCCACCGGTTAACGCACCACTGCCCACGGGCAGACGAAGATTAAGACCTACGTTATCCGTCTGATTGTCGAAGCGAGTGTTTTGAAAATACTGCGCGAAACGCGGGTCTACTACATCCTGGCTGGAGCGGCTGCGGTTTGCATACACGTTTACGGGACCTAGATTTAGCTGACCGCCATAGGCCGTGGTCCGTGAGTCCCGATTACCGGGCTGCGTAGACTGCTGATAGTATCCTTTCAAAGGACCAACGCCACCCTCAACAGTGTCCATGGTCCGTGGGCCACCGGCATCTCTGTCTTTGTCCTCGAATGCTCGCGAGTAACGAAGAAGATCTGAACCAACAGACAAGGATGCTCTGTCGGGCTGTCCAAGTTTTCGGGAAGCTTGCACAGCTACTTCAGGAAGGTTTGGATCTTTGGGGACAAGAGCAGCGGCACCTTCCACGTTTGAAAGACTAGCCTCTAAGCGACCATGGCCCTCGTAAGCACGGGACGTAAACAGAAGGTATTCTGCCGCCGAAAGTTCTGTTAGATCAGGTTTTCCTTGGTCAGCCATAATTTAACCTATCACTCTTGCGTTTCCGTACAAGGGTTTATCCACCATACCTCCGAAGGCTTTGCTCTGCACGCCAAGGTCTTTTCTTAAAATAAGGTCGTCCTCGCGTCGATCCAGACCGCCCTCCTCAGTCCAAGGAAATCTTTCGGCTCTTTCCTTGTCGGTTAAATCTCTGCGAGTATCGGCGAGGCGAGCTTCCGCTTCTCCCAATGTCCGCATATATATCTCAGTCGCAGTCAATTTCTTCCCTGTTACACGATCTTTTACATTTGTTTTGAGAAACTCTCGGCGGTTTGCACCGCCCTCAAAACCGGGCGTTCTGTGCTGAATGCTGTGCTGCCCCTCGTGAATCATGTCACTCCGAAAATGAAGGGCTGGGTCATAGTCTTTTTTATAGTAAATAATTCCAAATTCCTGCAACTGGTCCCATTGTTTCTTCAAGTAATCGGGCAGTGTCTCCGGATTTATCGTATCTTCCGGACCCCCTTTTCCGCCCCATTTACGCAACCTGTATTCTGTTTTACTTCCCGACAAAAAAGAATCCAGAGAGATACCAGCTTCCTTAAAGTCTTCGACAGCTTTGTCCAGAGCTTGTTTGTACTGGTAGGAACTAAACTGTTGGACGTACTTACCTTGCTCATCCCAAGGTATCTTCTCGCCTGAAGAAAACGTTAGCTCGGAGCCACCGGGTCGCTTCTTAGTTCCTATAGTATCCAGGTAGGGGCTGTAGTAGGCACCACCCCAAATTTTGCTGCTCATAGTTTTAAGAGGTATGTCTGAAACGGGTCTTTCCATACGAGCTTCCCTGCCTCTAGAACCAGTAAAAGGAGGCTCAGATTTTACTGATGGGGGTAGGCCCGGAGCATCACTAGTGGGAGCGTTTAAGATATAAGCCTTTAAAAGATCCGCGTCTTCTTGCTGTAGCTTTTGGTATTCAGCAGCGTACTCATCAGGGTCTTTATTGCTGGCTTTTAGTGCCAACAGTTTTTCTCGGATTGCAGCCCGGTCTTTTTCGAGTGAAGCCAGGGAAGAAGCGTCTACCTTATTCGTCTTTCCGGGAAACGCCTTGTAGAACTCGGAGTGCTGCAAAAGATCACTGAGAACGGGGTTTTCTTTTTCTCGCAACCGGCCCGTAGGAGTTTGAACCCTTGGATTAAACACAGCCTTGGACATTTCATCGGAAATTTCAAAACGCCAATCGCTTATGGGCTCCCCGTTCCGTTCCCAACGGAACAAACCGGTTTCTTTCCAGATGTCCTCTCGCGAACGACCTTTTTCGGCCATTTTCTCGGCGCGGGCGAACTTCTTGGGGTCGGCGGTCGCGGCGTTTCGCCCTGCAAACATTCCCAAAACAGCGCCGGGACCTCTTACAGGGGCTAAAGCACCCGCCGCACCCATCGTCGCAGGCGTCAAAAGAGGGTCATAACTTACCACGCGCTTCTGTTCGGGGTCGTAAAACTGTAGGTCGCCACCCAAACCCGCGTTTATACCAGCGCGTTTCTGGTCTTCGAGCAACGTACCGATACCCTTTACAAGGGCGTCCGCCGTCTCGCCGCGCTTTTCGCCGCTGGATATCAGTTCTCCAAGGAAATCATACGCGGACTTTGCGCCTTGGACCACGGGCATGTACTCAACGCCCCGCTCTACAGGGCCATACACCGCAGGCGTTACAACTCTTTTATAGCGTTCTTGTGCTTGATCTGGGATTAGTTCGTAGTCAACTTTTTCAGGACTTATAACTTCCCGTCGAGAGGGCGTGACCATGTCCACAAGAGGCCCGCTCATAAAATTAAAGAACCCAAGTATGCCGGGAGCGGTCTTCTCCGGGGTCCTTCCATACTCATACTGGGTATTGGGTTCAGCCATAATAACTCCGGATGTAGGTGGACTCCTCTGAATCTACCCAATCGTCGCTCGGAAGTTGCACAAAATTTCCCTGACGATACCGCATCAGAGCCTGCGTCGTGCTGTCTACAAGGTCATCGTAGTCGCCATTCGGAAATGCCGCGCATTCATCGATGACTTCGTCCGCCCAACGTTCATCCGGTGCCCATATCATTCCGCTTTCAAAAAGTGGTGATACAGAATGGACCCGCGTCAGCTTATCGTTTCCTTTGCTGGGTGTAAAGTTAACAACGGGTATGCCCAATTGGCGAAGTTCATGCGTCAGTGGGGTCCCTGACGCCTTGGCTTCAATAATGACCGTCTCGGGTTCCCAGAAGTTGTACTGATCCAGAGCCTCCTTCTTTAGCTCTGGAAAATCCCAGCGCCCCTTCTTGGAATCCAGCAGTATCAAATTAGCTGGTCCGTCCTGTTTTGGGTAAAATACCCCCCACGTCGTGATTGCAGAGTAATCCGCAGTCGTCGCCTTGCTAAATGCCGTGTCGTAGCTTTGTATTACATATTCAAGCTGGGGAACCTCTTCCTCTTCCCAACGCTTCCACCACTCCTTCTTGATGATAGCGCCTTCAGCCGACGTAGGATTCTGCTGCCACTGGGCGTTCCACTTGGAAACGGACAACGAAGCGCGGACACCTTCAAGCTCTTCTGTTTTCCAATACTCCGGCCAACACGCATTGCCACTGGGCATGATTGCAGGGAACTCTATAACTTCCCACTTGTCCGCATTCTCATCATAGCCCTGGGCCTTGATTACTTTCTCGGTAAGATCCTTCAACGACCACCTTGTCATAACAATGACAATCGCACCTCCGGGCTGCAAACGCTGCCGGGGACCCGAGGTGTACCATTCATAGGCATGTTCCATCGCCGTTTCAGAAAGCGCGTCCTGCTCTGAGTGCGGATCGTCAATGATAAGAAGGTCAGCACCGCGACCGGTTATCGCACCACCGACACCAGCAGCAAAGTACTCCCCACCATGGTTCGTGGACCATCGACCCGCAGCCTTGCTGTCGGACTGTAGGTCTACAGCATCAAATATATTTTGGTACTCCGTCGTTGCAATGAGATTACGAACTTTACGGCCAAAGTTTACAGCTAGCTCCGCAGTGTGGGTGGTTTGGATTATTTTTGTTTTCGGAGCACGGCCAATGATCCAAGACGGAAACAGGTAACTTGCGAACTCGGACTTCGTATGTCTCGGAGGCATGTTGATAATGAGACGCTTGTTCTTGCCTTTTGCGATGTCCTCGAACTTCTTCGCAATCATCTTGTGATGTGCGCCTGCAATGAACTCGGGCCAGACCTTGCGGACGTACTTTAGGAAATCTTCACGACAACCCTGAACCTCCTCCATCTGAGCCAGACGAAGTTCAAGCTTCATTCTACGATCTTCAACTTCCGGGGTCTCTGTGCGCTTCATGGAGCGGGAACCTTACTACATTGTTTCACGTGAAACATTAAGGGATATGGGACTTGTTATAGCAAAATACATACCCGTTAAGCCATATCATTTTTCCTGTAGTTATTCACGCGAAACAAGGCCGGAGCCGCCGCCACTTCCCCCCATGGGCCGAGAATCGCGATTTTTGGCGGTTTTCTGCGGTTTCTGGCACCTAAACCGGGGTCGAGGACCCTTGCGCCATGGTGCGCGATCCACGGACCACGGACCACGGGGCGCGGTCCATGCAGCGGGCGCATGGGGGCGGGCGGTAGGTTTCACGGCCCACGGGGCGGGCGGCAGGGCGC